AGTATCTTTTAATAGCAAACGAGTGATCGCTGAACTATCAAATGATGTAGATCAGATGGTCCGCTCAATATCCCAAGATCTGTTTGACACGATCAAACAGAAAACGCCAGTTCGTTCTGGTCGTGCTAGGAAATCTTGGAGGTTAAGGAAGCAAAGGAAATTTGATTATAGAGTTTCCAATCCTGTGCCTTACATAGACAGACTAGACGAGGGATATTCTAAACAAGCACCGCGTGGTATGACACGACCAGCCGCACGGGAAGTGCTCAATAGAGCAAGAAGGAGACAAATATAATGTCAGTAATGGACAATATAACAAAACACTATCAATCATCAATAAATGGTGAATTGAAAAAATATCACTGTGAGGAGTGGAACACTGATATCTATTTTAGAACAACTTATCCACTCAAAGACGAGGGCAGGGTGTTGAAACTTCAGAATGAAGGCAAGACCGTAGAAGCACTCGTTGAAAGTATCATTGTCAAGGCCAGAGACAAAGATGGCAACAAGATGTTCAATGATGCTGACAGAGTACAATTAATGAGTGAGGCAGATCCAATGACAGTGGTCAAGGTTGCTTCAGCCATTAACAATGCTAAAATAACTGCGACACAGGACTCTATCGCAAAGGAATAGAAGCCAGTGTTGAGTTGAGGTTTGTTTTAATGTTGGCAGACAGGCTCAAAAAGTCTGTTGAAGAAATATTACAAATGTCAACACTGGAGTACGAACTTTGGTTGGGTTATTTTATGTTTGAAAGTAAGGAACAAACAAAGACTATGAACAAACAAAAATTACAAGCAAAGGCTAGGAGACGTTAATGGCACAGGGTAATTTAGATCTTAATATTGTTGTAAAAAATCAACAGGCCCTGGGCAAAGTCAACGGTCAATTGTCCCAACTACAAGCCAGCAGTGTCAAATTATCCACACTCCTAAAAGGTGCCGCTGGAGCGTTAGCGGCCATAGGAGCCACAAAGTTAATTGGTAGCATCGTATCAACCACGGCAAGATTTGAGGACTTGGGTGATGCTTTGACATCAGTCACGGGTTCAGCACAGGCAGGTGCCCAGGCATTTGACTTCGTCAGTCAATTCGCTACCAAGACACAGTTTGGTGTTGAGGACCTCACACAGACTTTCATCAAACTGAAAGCATCAGGTATTGAACCCACAGAGGATCTACTAACACTATTCACAGACACGGCCGCGATCACAACAGATCAGATAGGATCATTACAGGCCATCACAGACCTATTCGCAAGAACCACATCAGGTGGTTTGGGTCTGGAAGAATTAAACAGATTGGCTGACAGGGGTGTCCCTGTATTCAGGATATTAGAAGAACAATTAGGAATAACAAGATTACAGATCTCAGAAGTTGGTAAGACAGCGGAAGGATCACAAAAAATATTAAATGCCTTGTCCAAAGGTATCAGGGAAGATTTTGGTGGAGCCACTGCCAGGGTCACGGACAACTTATCAACTCAATTTTCAAACTTATCAATTGCTTTAAAAAATTCTGCCAATGAATTTGGTCAGGGACTTTCACCAGTATTGAAAGATGTCACCGCGGACCTCACAGCATTCATTGAGAACAATGAAGAAACGATTGCGGCATTGGGTAGATTGGGTGGAGTCATCCTAAAAGGTGTTGTCACACTGTTCATCAGTTTGGCAGAAGCACTGGGTGCCATCGTGATTGGTGGAGAGAAACTGATTGGGTTCTTCAAAGAAGCACAAAAAGAGACTGATCACATACACGACGATTTCAGCCAATTGAATTCAGATTTTGATTCAACTGGAGCAGGCTTTGAGGCACTTTTCAGAGAATCAAAACCAGTTATCAAAGCATTGGGTGATATGCAAATGTCAGTGGAAGATCTTGGTGACACAGTGGCAGAGGCCGCTGAGAAACAGGCAAACTACAACAATGCTATGGGTGATTTTGAAGAAGGAGTGGGCAAGACCGTTGCGGAAGTATTGAGAGAACAAGCGGCACTTCAACAGGCTGTGAATAGAGAAACGGCCATGATGAACAGAGAAATTCGTACATATTCAAAACAGGTCAAGGACGCGGCCGCGGTAGTGGTTGGTTATACCTCACACCTACAGCAAATGTTGAATGAATACACAAAAATATCCATAACCACAGACACACTGATTGGAATGACGAATGCGTTTGCCACAACGGCAGAAACGGCTTTGACAGATGTGGTGTTGGGCACAAAAACTTTACAAGAAGCATTGGGTGAGATTGGACAGGCCATATTGAGAGAATTAGTGGGAGGCATCATTAGATTGTTGGTGGTTGGACCTCTATTACGAAAACTCGCGGAGATATTTGGAGTGGACATGGTAAATGCCACAATGAAACAGGTTGATGCTCAGAGAAAATTAAACAGCGAATTGAAGAAAGAAATAGGACTGAGGGCCGTATTGGCATTGTTCACAGGTGGTGGAGGTTTTGGTATTCCATTCTTCGCAAATGGTGGTAATATCAGTGGAGGACAACCAGCCATTGTGGGAGAAAGAGGACCAGAATTATTCATACCAAACACATCAGGAGAGATCATATCAAATTCAGATCTTACCAGATCATCACAGTCATCAATCACAGGAGATGATTCAGAAGGTGTCACTATCAATTTCAATATTTCCACAGTTGATGCCAGAGGCTTTGATGAATTATTGACCCAGAGGCAAGAACTGATAATTAGTTTAATAAACAGGGGTCTAACAGAAAGAGGAAGGGCTAGATTAGTATAATGTCAGGAACATTTCCCACAGCAGGTTTCATAGCATTGGATCTTCAATCCAACACCAAATCAAGATTGACTGAATCCATTTCAGGACAGACACAAAGAATAAAATCAGGTGCCCAATATTGGAGTTTCAAACTGAAATCACCAGCCCTGTCAAGATCAGATTTCAATTCTATCTTTTCATTCATAGTTCAACAGGATGGACAGGTGGAAGCATTCTCAGTGGTGCCTCCTGTTATCTCAAACACGACAGGCACAATGACAGGCACAATGACAGTGTCATCTGTGTCATCAGCGGATCCAGTGATGTCAACTTCAGCGGGATCATCAGCAGTTGGTGTTGTTGAGGACAGCACGGCAAATGGCACATTGAAAAAAGGTGACATGATCAAATTTTCCAATCACAACAAAGTTTATATGATCACAGAAGATTTCACATTGAGCAATGACAGTTCAGTACAACCTTTAAAATTCTATCCACCTTTGGTGGAATCAGTGACGGGTGGTGCCACAACCATCACTTACAATTCAGTGCCGTTCAGGGTGTTCTTTGAAAAAGATGAGGTGGGTTATACCTTACAGGCAGATGGCTTCTACAGGTATGAAATTCGTGTTCGTGAGGAGTTATAATGACCAGAAACATACCAGCCGCATTACAGACCAAATTAGCAGGTAAGTCAGTATTCGTCGCTGACTTGATTGAGTTGCATTTCTCAACACCCTTGTATTTCACCACAACCAACATCAATCTACAATATGATAGTCCCACAGCACCAGAATCAGGTGTGCAGACATACTTGGCACAGGGCTTATTCTTGAATTACGGAGACATCATTGAAAATTCAGACCTAAGGGTTGGAACACTGGAATTGAGTTTCACCGCAGTGGATCCCACTATGGTGGCAGTGTTGATCAACAATGACTTCATAGACAGACGAGTGGTGTTGTATAGATTGGTATTGAATTCAGATTATTCATTCACGGATGATGATGTTTTTACCATATTTGATGGAAGGATATCAGGATGGACATTGAGGGAAGAACAGGGCAGTGCCAATGTGACACTTTCAGTGGCATCATTCTTCGCAGATTTCAACAGAACCAACGGTAGGAGGACCAATCCCGCATCACAGAACTTGTTTTTTCCCAATGACAAGGGCATGGACTTCTCACCACAAATTGTAAAGGACATCAGATGGGGCAGACCATAGACATCAAAGCCATATCAACTTCGCACTACAACACAGGATTGGAATTGGCCAAATCAGCGGTCAAAGAATTGTATGGAGTACAGGAATTCAACATGATGGAATTCAATTTCAAAGTTAAAAATTTATTCGTGATGCCTGGCAACGTCACCAGGGGCATTTTTGTTGATGACCATATGGTGGGATTCGTGATCTGCTCACAGAATGAGATGTTATGGAACGATCAAAAGAAATTGTCCATAGATTTCTTCTACATCACAGCAGAACACAGATCAACAGACAACATCAGCAAGATATATGCCTACATTGAAGATTATGCTTTCACCAATGGTTATGACAGCATAAGATTTGATGATTCATTGCCATACTTCAGTGATCATGTGAAAAGTTTTGATCAGACACGACAGATTTCTACCATCTATGAGAGGGAAGTGATATGATAGTGAGACCCAAAGTCAGACAATTCGTCAAAGCGGACATACCTCAATTGATTGAGTTGGGCAGGGAATGCCTCGCAGAATCCAGATTCAATTATCTCTACTATGACGTACAGAGGATCAGGGATCAATGGCTACAAGGGGTGGATTCACCTTATGAGACAGCGTTCGTTATTGAGTTTGGAGACAAGATAGTGGGCATGAGTGCTGTGAGATTGATCCAATACGATTACAATTATGATTTC